CAAAATGTGCTTTGGACGGGCGCCGACTTCATTACTCGCGGCGCCCTTATTTATAATTTTACAACAGACGCCGCCGTGGCTGTGCTGGACTTCGGTGCAGACAAGCTTGCCTCAGGGGATTTCCCCGTGTGGTTCCCGCCGGCCACTTATACTACCGCCGTTATTAGGGACACCGTGTCATGAGCTTAGTCATAGGCAACAGGATAAGAGAAAATTCCACCGTTGAAGGACTTAACGTCATCACGCTGCTGGGCGCGCCGTCGGGCTTTCAGGACTTTAGTGTGGTCGGTGACGGCAATACTACGTGGTACGTGATTGCCGATGTACCGAACGACAGCTGGGAAGTGGGCGTGGGTACGTATAACGCCACGCTGCCACCGACCTTGGAGCGGACCACTATACTGGCGTCCTCCAACGCTAATACCCTAGTTAGTTTTTTACCCGGGCCTAAAGATATCTTTTGTACTTTGCCTGCGGATATTGCCCCGATTGTGGCCATTCCTGTAGGTATGGGCGGTGGCACGGTCAGTACCAATACGGCGTTGGGCGTCGGTGCGTTGGTCGCGAATACCACAGGCTCTACGAACACGGCTTTGGGGTATGCGGCGTTAAACGCTAACACTTACGGCGATTTTAATACGGCCGTAGGCTTTAGTGCGCTATTGCTTAATACTACAGGCAGCTCTAATGTTGCGCTGGGTGCCTATGCGCTATCGGCGAATACGGTGGGCGTTCGTAATGTAGCGATAGGCGAGCTGGCATTGGCAAACAGTACGACAGGTAATTATAACGTCGCTATTGGCGCGTCAGCTTTAGCCTCTAATACGACAGGGCTGTCCAATATTGCGCTGGGGTATCAGGCGTTGGCCAATAACACCGTAGGCGTGTACAACATTGCGTTGGGCACATCGGCAATGACGTCCAATAGTATTGGCGGCTATAACATTGCCATAGGGACTAATGCGCTGGACGCAAATACGGTGGGTGATGGTAATGTTGCTATCGGGCATGCAGCCATGCAGGCGAACACCACCGGTGTAGACAATGTCGCTATTGGTTTTGGTGCGCTTACGACAAATACAACGGGCTCCGATAATACCGCAGTAGGCCACTTTGCGTTGCAATTAAATACCGAAGGTATCAATAATACGGCGCTCGGTGACGAAGCGCTGCAGTCTAATACGGTAGGCAGTAATAACGTGTCTGTGGGGACGTTAGCCCTGCGTGCCAATACCTTGGGAAATTACAATATTGCCATTGGCCCTTCGGCATTAACCGCCAACATCACGGGTAGCGAGAATGTGGCGGTGGGTTATTTGGCGCTGGCGGCCAGTACCAATGGAAATAGCAACACCGCTGTCGGGACGTCTGCGCTGGCGGCCAATAGTGGCGGTGATTCCAATACCGCTTTAGGGTCATCAACATTAGCCTCTAATACCACAGGTTCTGGCAATACTGCGCTAGGCGCATCCGCACTGTCTGCCAACACGATAGGTGCCGCTAATGTCGCAGTGGGTTATGGGGCACTGAATAACAATACGACAGGCACGGCTAATGTTGCTGTAGGGCGTTCGGCACTAACCACTAATGTATCGGGCATTAATAATACCGCAGTAGGCCATCAGGCACTTACGCTTTCTACGGGCAATTACAATACGGCGGTGGGCTCTTCGGCGTTGGTCGCCAACACGACCGGGGGCAGCAACACCGCAGTAGGCTTAAATGCGTTGGGAGCCAACACCTCCGGCAGCAGCAACACGGCGGTGGGTGCCTCGACGCTGGCTGCCAATGTATCGGGGGCTAGTAATACGGCGATAGGCGCTAATGCCCTAAATGCCTGTACAACCAGCAGTAATACGGCAGTCGGCGTCAATACGCTCTTAGCAAATACAACGGGTACGACCAATACAGCAATAGGTGCCACCGCAGGCAGCTCTATTACCACCGGCAGTAATAACACCTGTCTGGGAAATGCCGCCCAGCCGGCAACCGCGACGACCAGTAATACTATCACCTTGGGGAACGCGAGTATTACAACGTTACGTTGTCAGGTAACGACCATTACGGCTTTATCCGATAAGCGAGATAAAAGCGAAATCACCCCCCTTCAACCTGGCCTTGATTTCATCGACGCCTTGCAGCCAGTAAGGTTTGTTTGGGCGATGCGGGACGGGGGTAAAGTGGGCACCCCTGAACTAGGTTTCATTGCTCAAGATTTACAAGCAGCACAGAGAAAGACGGGCTATGTCATACCGGGATTAGTATTGGAAGAAAACCCCGATAGACTGGAAGCGGCATCGGGCACGCTACTCCCCGTGATAGTTAAAGCCCTGCAGCAACTCTCCGCGCGCATGTCGCAACTGGAAGCGTTGTTATGAGGCGTGTCCTGATTGGCACGCCGACCTATGACGGCACGCTGACTGCGCACTATGTTGACGCACTCTTGCGCACGCTTAAAGAAGCACCGAAGCAGGACATCGAGATTTTCCCGTTATTCATTTGCTATGACGCGCTGGTACAGCGGGCACGCAATGACATTGTTAAACAGGCCATTAGCGCTAATGTAGATGATTTGGTGTTTATCGACGCGGATATTGGCTGGGAGCCTGAGGCCTTCTTTAGATTACTCCGCCACCCCGTGCAGGTCGTCGGCGGCGTGGTACCTAAGAAATGCGACAATCCGGCGTTCAATGTCAAGGTACTGCCGGGCGCATCTTTAGAGATTATTGACGGGGTGATGGAGGTAGAGTGTGTCGGTACGGGCATTCTGCGTATCACCCAACAAGCCCTGCAGAACCTGTGGACCATCAGCGAAGAGTACCAAAATGAAGGGCCGGTAGGCCGTATGGTCTTTGATATAAAGATTATCGACGGGCAGCTGGTTTCGGAGGATAATATCTTTTGTCATAAGTGGCGGGATTTGGGCGGTAAGGTCTGGTTGGACCCGTACCTGCAGTGCACGCATACCGGCACCAAGACCTTTACCGCCAATTTTATGGAGTACCTGGAGGCAAACCGTGTACGGGAATAGTGCTTATTCAGAACTGGCTTTTTCACAAGACCCTAACGAACGACTGACCCAAGTCTGGGAGTTGATAGACAACAGCCAAACGGTCGATTGGGCTATTATAGACGACTCGCAATAGGGGGCATAAAAAAGCCTCGTTTTACCGAGGCTTGATTAGATACTTTAAAGTAACCTTTGCTTCGCAATGCTGCGCAACGCAACGCATAGCATCGCACCGCATCGAAACAATATAATACCACAGGATAATTAGCATGGCAACCTCCTACTCCCCAAGTTTAAAAATAGCGTTATTAGGTACGGGGGAGAACACCGGCACCTGGGGCACGTTGACCAACACCAATCTCGGCACCTTGATAGAGCAGGCTATCACCGGCGTGCAGGCGATTGTGATATCAACAGCCAATGTCACGCTGACTAATTCGGACGGCATCAGTAATCAGGCGCGTAATGCGGTATTGGTGGCGACGGGCACACCCGCCGCTATTTTTGACATCATTGCGCCGCTCGTCGAGAAGACCTATATTGTCCGCAATGCGACGACGGGGGGTTTTGATATCCGTATTCGTGGAGCAACGGGCAGTGCTGTCTCTGTTAAAGCCGGCGCAACGGTGCTGGTCTATTGTGATACCGTGAATTTCGTTCAGGCGCTCAATAACACCAGTGTGACGGCAGGCACCAATATTACGATAGCGACAGTAGGCGATGCTACTGCTGTCTCGACGTCAACCACCCCTACCTTTAATACCATCGCTGCGACAGGGTTGGTTAAGTTCACCGGGGCCTCTTCCAATGTTACCGCCGGCGTCGGCACCTTAGCCCTACGGGGCGGGCAAGTAGGCTTCCCTGCTACACAGGTTGCCAGCACGGATGTTAATACGCTGGATGATTACCAAGAGGGGAGCTGGACGCCAACTATAGGCGCCTCTATTACCTTTGTTGGAGCGAACACGTCCTCTTTTCTCTATACAAAAATTGGCAGGCAAGTTACCTTAAATATGTTATTGCGTGGGGCAACATCCGTACAAATATCAAGCTTTTCAGTTATACCCTTACCCTTTGCCGCAATTGGCTCTTCGAGCGGTACTGTGCTGGGTAGCCCTGGAATATATGGAGTCTATGTTGCGGGCAGTAACTTAAACTTTTTTACGGGTGGCCCTGCGCCAAGTACAACGTCCGGGTTTAATATTAGTATCACCTATTTTGCGGCGACTTAAATGACCCTCAAGGCCATCAAATTAGGCTCTGGTTTTTTTAGAGAAAGTACGACACTGGCGGCAGAAGGGCAGTGGTGGGACGGCGACAAGGTGCGCTTTCGCTCCGGCAACCCTGAGAAAATAGGCGGTTGGATACGTCTGTCCTCGGAGACTTATCTAGGCGTCTGCCGTACGCTCTGGAACTGGATTGATTTCGACGGTTCCAATTATTTGGGGCTCGGCACCAATCTAAAATACTATATTGAGATGGGCGGTGTCTATTACGACATCACGCCGATTCGGGCGACGTTTACAACGCCTGTGACCAATTCCTGCTTTTCGACAACGGTCAACAGTTCGCTTGTCACAGCGACTATCCCGACCCATGGCGCAACGACAGAGGCCTTCGTGACCTTTTCCGGCGCGGCAGCTATAGGCGGTATCCCGGCAGCGACGCTCAATGCCGAGTATCAAGTCACGGTTCTTGACATCAATACATTTACGTTTGACACCGGCGTGTTGGCGACCTCCTCAGTAGTCAGCGGCGGCGGTAATGCTATCACTGCTGTATTTCAGATTAACCCGTTCTCCGCCACCTACACCTACGGCAATGGCTGGGGTGCGGGCAGTTGGGGACGCGGTGCCTGGGGCTCCGGTACGTCATTTACCGTCGGCACACAATTAGGTCTATGGACTAACGATAACTTTGGTCAGGACTTGGTGATTGCCCAACGTAACGGCGCAATTTACTACTGGCAAGACAGCTTGGGCGTCACCGCGCGAGCGCAATCTTTACAAGCCTTGGCGACTGCGTATGACGGTGCCCTAGGTCCGTATGTCCCGAATCAGACCCTACAAGTGATGGCCTCCGCTATCCAGCGTTTTGTCATTGCCTTTGGCGCCAATGGCTATGTACCGGGCACGCCAACAAGTGCGTTTGATCCGATGATGGTGCGCTGGTCTGACCAGTCCAACCCGTACCAGTGGGTGCCGTCCATTACCAATCAGGCCGGCGAGTTCCGGCTTTCCCATGGCTCAACCATTATCGCCGCGCAAATCACCCGTCAGGAAATCCTGGTATGGACAGACACGGCGTTGTACTCCATGCAGTATCTGGGCACCTCCTATGTATGGGGCTTTAATGTCTTGATGGACAATATCAGCCTTATCTCGCCCAACGCGATGATTACCGTTAATAACGCCACCTACTGGATGGGGCGGGAGAAATTCTTTGTTTACACGGGCCGTGTCGAGACGCTGCCAAGCACGTTGAAACAGTATGTTTACGATGATATTAATCTTGAGCAGTCGTTCCAGATATTCGCAGGTCTCAACCCGGGCTTTAATGAAATCTGGTGGTTCTACTGCTCCAAGCACTCGACCACGATTGATAAGTATGTGATTTACAACTATCTGGAGAATTGCTGGGTGTGTGGCCGTATGGCGCGCACGGCGTGGTTGGACTCCGGTATCCGGCAATACCCGATGGCAGCGGACTACAATGGCCTGATGCTCTACCATGAAGTCGGCTATGATGACGGCAGTGGTCTTGAGCCGGTGCCCATTGAAGCGTTCGTACAATCGGCGGATTTTGATATTGAGGACGGCCACACCTTTGGCTTTTGCTGGCGGATAATCCCGGACGTCAGTTTTAATGGGTCGACGGTCAATGCGCCGAGCGTCAACATGGAGGTCAAGCCCCGACAGTTTCCCGGCAGCCCGTACGGCACCGCCGACAACCCCGAGGTCATTAGTACACAGAACTATACACCACCCAATCCTCCGGTCTACTTGGTGCAAGAGTTTACCGAGGAAGTGTTCACACGGCTGCGAGGGCGGCAGATGGCGTTTAAAGTTTCAAGTGATACTTTAGGCGTGAGTTGGACGATAGGTCGTGTGTCGATAGATACGCGCCTTGATGGCAGGCGCTGAGTTTTATGTTTAAAATCAAGAACTTAATAGTAGCCTCCAAATTTGGATGCATCTTAATAGAATTGTGACCTTTTATCAGGTATTCAGCACTCGCCGTCGGTGTACAATATAGACGGCACCAATCCCTTAACTGAATATAGGAAACTAAAATGAACAGCGCAATGTTAGCACTACTAAAAATTGAAACG